CCCACCATATCAGGTGCGGAGGAGCACTAGACAGTGCCAGGGATTACCAATCCACTGAGTGCCTGAGCGGGATCAACCGTTGGTCTCTCAGACCTCACCGAGACTCACCTCAGCGCTCTCCACATACTCGGTGACCGCGTCCACCAGAATGTCCGCAACCTCACGGCGCACTCGCCAGTGAATGTCGTCGAGACGGTCGGCAACGTCCTGGGGGACAGTGACGGTCAGATTAGTGTAGCCAGTCTTCGTGCGTGCCATGTTCTCTTCTCCTCTATCTAAGGGTGAATGATGTACTTTCCAGCGTGATACCCCCAGGTACCCGCTTGGGGATTAACTTACCATGCCATACCTGCGGGGTCAACAGGTCTTCCAGCTTTACCTGCGCCGCGATTTCCCCTGGGAGACCTGCGATGTGAACGTCATCATAATCACCGAAACGCTCGCAATACTGCTTGGCCCGAAGGAATACGGCGTCGTCGAAAGGCCGACCGCCGTGCTCCACTTTCCAGGCTCCCAGGCGTGTGGGGTGAAGGTCAAGGTCCGGCTCCTCTGGACCGCGTAGGTGTAAGGAATCGGTGTCACAGTACAGGAAACGGTGATAGTTACGCTGAGCGTTACGGATTAAATCCTGTCGCGCGTACGCCGTGATGAATGTACCCATCGCCGTGTACACGGGGTTGGTTTCCTCGTACTCCCCGGTTTTCAGTTTTACCGTATCTCCGTCAAGGTATGGAACCTTACCCGTAACGTCCGTATTTTTGGAGAACTTACCATAAAGAGAATTAAGGTGAAGTTTAGCAATGGTACGCGCACCGCCCGTAGAGTTTGCTTTGACCGCCGCCCATTTATCAATATAGTCATTAAACAAGCCTTCCGTAGCTTTAAAATTCCAACTTCCAGAAACGGAAAGTATTTCCACATCGTATTGCTCCTGCCATAATTCAAGATCGATATTAGTGATTGTGACCGTCGTCGGTTCTGGAATCTCTTCCAGAAATTCATTCTGATTAAACTGGACGGACCGCTTCAACTGAATGCACGGAATATGATTCGGCTTCAGTTTGGCAGTAAAAGTAATTGAAATCGTAAACAAATCAGCCTCACTATCAGGTGTTTCAGACCACCACGGACGACCGTGTGGGAGTGACTTCGTGCGCATAACCCACGGGTACATTGAATTTTTGTCGACAACAATTCCCGGCCCAGTCCGTTTCCTGACCCAATGTTTAGATGGTAAGGCAATTCCTCCTCTATAGGATGCCCGAATATCGTCGTCGACCGTTTTTGATAAGGTTGGAAAAGTCCGCGTAAATCCTTTTCCACATAAATGTTTGTACTCTGCAAGTGAGTCCGCTCCTACTGTGAGTTTATCCATTCCGCTGGCGTGAATGACACGCATAGCTTGAGCCATAATGAAAATGTCATTATACAGATATTTCCATTCCTCCTCAGTCGGCAGATAGCCGATGGGGCGGAATGCTTCGTAATCGATTTCCCCTTTCTCTGACTCTAGATTGAATGCCTTCGGAACGTCGGATACTTTCAGAGGGATTTTCTTCAGAGAGTCCCGCAACTCCACCCGCGTTTTTGACCGAGAAATGATCGTAATTGAATAAAACTTTCCCATCCCGGAAATCAATGTTGTGAACTCCCCTGGCCCCGGGTCTTTCGCTACCCATTTAAATCCATCCTTCAGAATGTAGTCAAGAATGAATGAACCGTCGAATGCTAGGTTATGGAAATACGTGATGGTCGGTTTAGAAAACAAGTACGCGATATAGGAACCTAGGCCAATTCCTGTCACGTAATCATCATAATCATTGATAGCCATTGATCCCCAGCACCAGACACGACAATCTAGCGGGTTAGTAGTTGTTTCAAAATCGGCGCACCTGCTAGAACTTAAGCGTTTTGGCGTACTCATAGTATTCCATGGCACGGCCGACCGACTTATCGCCACGTTCCATCGCGGCGTCTACCATTCCCATAGAGAGCTTATTGGAACCGTCCAACACTCTCATCTGCAATTGCATTGCATCGTATTTCAATGCAAGTTCGTTCGGAAAATCTGTGTGAGACCACAAGAACCAAAACTGTTCATCGGACAAGGCGTTAAACTTATATCGCAGTTCTTCGTCTCCAACCGTATCCATCATGTCGTTCATATAGCCACGGGCCTTGTGAATCATTTCGCCTGAAATGTATTCGTCCGTCAGCTCTCTGTTTCGTTTTGCCAACATTGTGGCCCCGCGAGTGCCGACGATTTGGAACGGCTTATAGATTTTGAGTTTTTTCATTCCGTCATAGGCTTCAGTGCCGTGCACCGGGTGAGCGGGCGTATACATCGCGCGGCGTTCCTTCGCCGTCATGCCGAGCGGCTTGATGAAAATATTCTCATACTTCGATTGTTCCTTGGTCACCTGACGATTAATCCGGCGCACCGACTCAACATAATTCCGGTACGCCTGACGGGTAATGATTGTATTATTCAGGCCCTTATAGAAACCAACCGACGGGCGACGGAACTGTTTCTGCTTATCAAGCAACATCTTCAACCGGTCGCCGGACAGCTTGGAAATGCGTTCCTTGCCGATGCGCGGATCGTACTCACTACCCGTAATATCAATCCCGCTGTCCCCGGCTGCCATGCGCTTAATCTTCCGCGACACCAGTACCTCAGACTTCAATGCCGCCTTACGCAGCGCCGCAAGCTCTTCTCTGCTATACCT